GGAAGTAGAAGAGGTTGTCTATGTAAAGATAAAAAGAAATACTCTAGACAATGCTGTGATGGTAGATTATGGGCACAAGGTATTGGTAAAACACAATCTCCTTATCCTACATCAAATTAAACGAATACAATAAACTTTGTTAAATAAAAAATAAATTAATATGAGCGCACAAACTATGTTAAATAAGATTATGACTTTACTTTCTGTGAAAGAAGAAGTTGCATTAGCTTATGGACAATTAAAGGATGGTACTATTTTGGAATCTAATACATTTGATGTTGGAGAAACAATTGATGTAGTATCAGAAGATGGAAGTAAATCTCCTGCACCAACCGGTGAACATGAAATCGCATTGAAAGATTCAGAAGGTAAAGAAGTAATCATTAGAGTACTTGTTGCTGATGGCAAAATTACTGAAAGAGAAAATGTAGAAGAATCAGCACCTGAAGCACCTGAGGAATCTCAAGAACAAATTGAGGATGAAGTTGAAATGGAAGTAATGCCAGAAGAACCAATGGATGAGAAAGACAAAAAGATTAAAGACTTAGAAGCTAAGGTAATGGAAATGGAAGCTTTAATCAATGAGTTTAAAGCTAAAGATATTAAGATGGCCGAAGTAACAGTAGATGAAGATGATGAGGATGAAGAAGTAGATGTACCTGTATTAGATGGTGCACCTGTTGAAGAAGAAGCAGTAAACTTATCTTACCAATTCAAACCAGCAAAACAACAAACAACAATGGATAGAGTTTTACAAAACTTTTCCAAATAAATTCATAAATTAAAAAAAAAGAAAATGAAGCAAAAACAAAACTTTGCAACGTCTACTTCAATCACCTCTACCTACTCAGGAGAATTCGCTGGTAAATATATTAGCGCGGCTCTACTTTCAGGTAAAACTTTAGCAGAAAGAGCAATCACGATTGTTCCAAATGTTAAATTTAAGCAGGTCATGAAGAAGATGGCAACAACGAACATCATCCAAGACGCAACTTGTGATTTCGCAGCAACTGGCTCTGTAACATTAACAGAAGCAATCTTGCAACCAAAAGAATTGCAAGTAAACATCGAATTATGTAAGAAAGATTTTAGAAGTGACTGGGAAGCTGCAGAAATGGGATTCTCTGTTTACGACAATCTTCCTGCAAATTTCACAGATTTCTTATTGGCTAACGTAGCAAATACAGTAGCTCAACAAATCGAACAATCTATCTGGAGAGCATCTGCATCAGGTAGTGGAACATTCACAGGTCTATTAGGTTTAATGACTGCTGGTGGTTCTGGAGTAGTATCTTCATCTAACAGTGGTTCAATCACTTCTGCAAATGTAATCTCTGACTTAGAAGCATTAGTATCTGCAATCCCTGACGCAGTTTATGGTAAAGAAGATTTAGTTATCTACATACCAACAAACGTAGCAAAGGCTTACCAACAAGCATTAGGTGCTAACTACGCAAACGGCTATAACAATCTTGTTACCGTTGGCCAGAAGCCTTTTGATTACAATGGTATCCCATTATTCGTAGCACCAGGTCTTACATCAAATTATATGGTTGCAGCTGAAAAGAGCAATTTATTCTTTGGAACAGGGCTTTTAGCAGACACAAACGAGGTAAAAGTATTAGACATGGCAGACTTGGACGGCAGTCAAAACGTGAGAGTAATCATGCGTATGACGGCGGGTGTTCAATTCGGTATCGGTTCAGACATTGCAATTCACAAAGCGTAATTGTAGTAAACAAAATTAATTAAAATTAAAACATTAAAATCATGGCATGTAATTTAAGCACATGAGGATGCTGATGGTCTTATCACTTCATTAGGTGCATCTACAACGGTGTATAAATATGATTTGAAAGGAACTTCAACTTACACAGAGACAGTTAACACTTCAAGAGAAAATGGTACGACTTCTTTCACACAAGAAGCAGTATTAAACTTAAAGAAGTTGACTAACGCGATGACAAAAGAATTGAAAGTATTATCAGCAGGTAGACCAAGAATTATTGTACACACAAATGCAGGTGATGCATTGTTAGTAGGTAGAAGATTCGGTGCAGATGTAACTGCAGGTCAAATCTCTACGGGTGGAGCACTTCAAGATTTATACGGATACAGCATTACCTTAAGTGGTAACGAGCCTGTATACGCACAATTTTTGAGTGGTAGTTCAACAACTAATCCATTTGCAGGTATCAGCGGTTCAATAACTGTTGCAACTTATCAAGCAGTATAGTAGTAATAATATACGAAAAATATTAACCCTCACTTATATAGTGGGGGTTTTTTTATGCAATAATATAAGTAAAACATAGACCAGACGAGTTTGTTATATAATATAGACAAGATAAATACATACAAATGATATCATACTTCGTTAGTGGCAGCAATCAAACAGCATTTAGATACAAGCAACCTATAAGTTCAGGCAGTCTAGCTATTAGTTTGACTGATATGTCAACCTATGTTAGTTCATCTATTACATTAGGAACTGCATCATATTCTACAACTGCTGATTCACAATTGATACAATTTAATTTTCCTCAAATATCAGGCAGTCAAGTAGGAGACCAATATAGAATAGTATTGTGGGATACAACAGGCAGTCAGTCTACTTTACAATATAAAGGAACTGTGCAAGTATTCTCTCAACAATCACAATCTTACTTTGTATCACAATCTAATAAGGTGGATTATACAACACAAAATGATACAAGTTTATCTTATACATCATCAAATCAATACATAATATTATAATATGAATGACTTAAAAGTAATAAATCTAAGCAGACACGATATACCTGTCATAACTGAAGATACAAGAACACGCCAATCATGGGTGCCTGTTGGCATTTATGATAGTGATGATTTCTTTGTATTAGTGGAAGAAGCATATAATACATCTACTACTAACGCTGCATGTGTTGAAGGTATAGCAGACTTAATTTATGGTGAAGGTATATACACAAAGAATGTGCAGTTTGAAGAAAGCTTAAAAAAGATATTAAGTAAAAATTGTGGTAGAAAGATTTCATTTGATTTAAAGTTATTTGGTAATGCAGCAATGCAAGTAGTTTGGAATGATGACCATACAAAGATTTTAAGATTGTATCACATACCAGTTCAAAAGTTAAGAGCAGAAAAACTACATGATGCAACACAAATACAAAACTATTATTATGCAGTTGATTGGGCAGACCAAAAGTCAATCCGTAATAAAAAGAAAATACCTGCATTCGGAACATCTAATGAGAAAGTTGAAATATATTACATAAAAGGATATACACCTGGAAAGTATTATTACTCTTTACCTGATTGGATTTCAGCATTACAATTTGCTGCAAGTGAAGCAGAGTTATCAAACTTACATTTAAACAATATCGAAAATGGTTTCTTACCATTGGTAGCAATCAATTTAAATAACGGAGTTCCACCAATTGAAGAAAGAGATATTATAGAAGACCAGATTGTATCTAAGTTTACAGGCACTAGAAACGCCGGTAGATTCTTAATTACATTTAATGATTCAGCAGACAACAAACCTACATTCGATGCAATACAAACTGATAACTTACATGAGAAGTATGAGTATGTTGCCAAATATTCACAAGATAGAATATTGGTTGCTCATAGAATTACCTCACCTTTACTTTTTGGTATTCGTACAGAAGTAAATGGTTTTAGTTCAAATGCAGATGAGATGGCTATGGCATTTAGTATCTTACAATCAATGACAATTGTACCATTCCAAAATCTATTCTTAGGTGCAATAGAGGAGTGTTTAGAATCAGGTGGATGGGATATGACAGATTTATATATTGAACAAATTATGCCACTCTCAATTGCTTCTAAACAGGCAGAAGAGTCTGGTCAAACAATCACTCAAGTAGAAGATACTGCAAACGAACAATCACAAGTAGATGATGCAGAAGCTGTACAGGTAAATGAAAGATTACCAAAAGTTAATTCTGCTTTTTTCAAAAATGATTACGAATAACCAATTTGTTAAATAATAAATACTAATACTATGGCATTTGCATTATTCATATCTCGTAACGATATTATCAAAAATACTCCATTAGGTGGAGCAATTGATGCGGACAAACTAATTCCCTTTTTACGCACAGCACAAGAGAAATATATACTTAATTTATTAGGGACAATACTTTACGATGCATTACAAACAAAGATTACTGCTGGTAGTGTTACCGGTGATTATCAAACTCTATTAGAAGATTATGTTAAACCAACTTTAATTTGGTATGCATGCACAGAGTATATTCCTTTTTCATCAATTGATTTTAAAGCAGGAGGAGCAGTTAAACATTTATCTGAACAATCCACTGCACCTACAAAGAATGAATTAGATTATCTTTTAAATAAGGCATTGAATAATGCTGACTATTATGCAACTAGAATGCAAGATTGGTTAATCTCAACATCTAATGCAGGTGGTATACCTGAATACTTACAAGTAACAGGTGACCAAACAGAGGTTTATCCGGATAAATCTTCACAGTACTACGGCGGTATTCACTTCTAAAATAAACTATTATGGCAACATTAAACTCTGCAAGTAATTATTGTGTATACTATGTGATGATGGAGTATTGGAAAACGATACTTGCAAACCATCCTTCTATTGGATTTGTTAGTCAAGGAGATATATTTTCGACTGACATAAAAGAATTTCCAGCTTATCCACTTGCAAACATATATGTTGATTCAACTGATGTTACTAAGAATACAATGCAATATAACTTTGTATTGACACTATTGGATAAACCTAAATTAATAATACCAGATTCAGTTGATAATAGAAACAAAGAAATTATTCCATACGAAGGTATAGATGATGTAAACGATATCTATGCAAACCTTATGGGTATTATAAATGATGTGATGGCTTATACAAATAACTTTGCATTATTCGAATTAGGAAACATAAGAGCAGTTCCATTTTTAGATAGATTGGATAATGTATTAGCAGGTTGGACAGTAGCATTTGATTTAACAGTTCCAAACAACTGCTTTAATTATTGCACAATCAATCTTAATCCATAATGACGATACAAGAAGCAATTGCTAAGGCAGTTCCAATATTAAGAGATAGTTTAAAAGATAATCTAAACGATAAGAATAATAAACGTTTAAGAAGAAACTACAAACTAAACACAGACTATCTTCAAGCTAATCCTACTTATTGGAAATATCCACATGTAAAAAGTAGGACATTAGTTAATTCACTTAAAGTTGCACAATTAAGAGGTGGTATCGTAGTTAAGACAGTTGACTATGGTTTATTCTTAGAGACAGGTACTAAACGAAATGGTAAACCTGCAATTAGACCTAAACGACCTTGGTTTGCAGATGCAGTCAATCTTACATTTGAAAAGAAATTAAGTGACGAAATTGCAAATGCATTAGCAGACGAAATCATTTTGTCACTTCGTTAAATACAAAGAACTTTCAGTTGGTTAAATATAAAACGAATTAGTAATGCCTATTACAATTATACAAACACCAGCAAGTGCTTCTCTATCACAATCACCTATGATATTTACAGTCAGTTCTTCGACTGATGTAACTCAATCTCAATTTCAATATTTATTAGATTTATATTATTGGAGTGGTTCACTTGCAAACTCATCATCTACTGCAAATTATACTTTAGCAAAATATCCAAACAATTCTAGCGTTGGTATATTTGACGTAAGTAAGATTGTCAACTCAACATTTAGTGATTCAGCATATGCAAATACATCTTATGCAAAGTATGTAAAAGCAAATTCTTATTACAGATATTATAATGGTATTGAATATATTACATCTTCACTTGCATCATCTTCTATATTTGTTGCATTAGATGGATATGATTTATTTCCAAATGCAATAGGAACATCATTACAATCACAAAGTGTTTTCTATCCATTCTTAACAGATGGCCCTAGCAGTCAATCAGTTTATACTGAGCATGGAGGAACGTTTGGTGTATACAAAGGAAACTTAGGAAGTATTATACCAACCAGGATAGTTTATTCGGGTTCTGCCGGCACTAATGGTGAATATAATTTAATTGCAACATCTAACACTACTACAACTCAAATAGAACAAATACCTTATTCACCTAATGCAGATGGTTTTCCATTAAACACATTGGGAAGTGGGGATATGTATAACATTCAGGCATACTCTGGAAGCGTTCCTATTGGGTCAAAATTAAACTTTAATATTGAATGTAGGAAAAAGTATCCAAACGTAAGAATATGGTGGAAAAACAGATATGGGCAGTTCGACAAATATAATTTCAATGGAGTTTCTAAACAACAATTTAATACAGAGGCTAGAACTTATCAACCTCAAATTGGAAACTTTAATAATAGAACATTTGATTACAACTCATACGATACTTCTATACAAAGATACATTGTTGACTCATCTGAAAATCTTATTGTAAATACAGATTGGGTAAGTCAAGACTATAATAATATATTCAAGCAATTATTAGTATCAGATGAAATCTATTGGCAATACAATGAAGAACAAGGTTCACAAGCAATTAAACCATTAACAATCAAAACGACAACATTAGATTTTAAAACTCACGTTGTTGATAAACTTATACAATATACAATAGAGTTTTCAATAGGTCAAGGATATAAATTAATATTATAATATGCTAAATAGCACGCAAGGATATAATGTAAAGTTAGTAGCTAATGATATAATATTAGACCTTTTCAAAGATGAAGAGATTAAGATTAGTAACAATATCACTAACCTATTTGATATAGGAGCTATTCCTGCTGAATTTAGTAGGACTATAATGTTACCTGGTACTAAAAAGAATAATGCATTCTTTGAACATGTATATGATATTAGTGTTCAAAATCCATTTCTATTTGCAACCAATCAAAAGGTAGAAGCATACTTAGACTTTGACGGAATATATTTAGCTAATGGATATCTACAATTAAATAAGGTATCAGTTTATGAAAATAAATTCATTGACTCATACGAAGTAAGTCTTTATGGTATTGTATCAAGCTTTAGTAGAGATATCAATAGATTAACATTAAACGATTTAACAACACTTACAAAATACAATCATACATCATCATTTACTAATATTAGTTCATCATGGGGTGGTGGGTTATTTAGTGGCAGCATTGTATATCCATTTGCAGATTACGGAACAGGTTGGTCTTATACTGCTGGAGATGCATTCTTTGGAATAGATGATAATGAAGGTGCGATAAGTATACAAGATTATAAACCTGCAATTAGAGTTAAAGCAGTATGGGATGCAATATTTGAGAAAACTGGATACACATACACATCTTCATTTATGAACTCTGCGTTTTTAGATGATGTTTATATGGTTTGTAATAATTCATTAAAATATCCTGAATATAGTGGATATGATTTGGAAACATTCGGACAAATTAAAGTAGGTGCAATATCAGGTAGTGGTATGACAAACTGGCAACCAACATATAATACCATAACTCAATTTCCATGGTATAATGTTCAAGCTGACCCTAATAATAATTATAGTGATACAGGAGTATATACTTTAGAACGAGGTAGTGTAATAGAAGGAACATTATCATTGAATCTTAATTTTTCATCTTCATTTAATGTATCACCAGTTATTGAA